TGGAGCCACTATTCGTACTCCTATGATACAACCAAAGGCTATCAACGCCAATAGACTCATTGTCCATCCGAACAATGCCTTGTCCACCATGCCGCGTATACTATTCTGCGCCTTAAGCTCCATCTCGGCGTGCTTCAACTCCATCGCACGCTGTCGAGCCTTCTCCTCGCCTGTGGCGACCCACTTCTCTGCTACAGTCCTAAGAATGAAGGTAATAACAAACGTAAGTACCTCTGGAGGGAACATGACTATTCATCCTCCACCCACTCGCGATCCGGATCACTCAGGATAGTCAGTATTTGCGCTTTAGTATATGTCGTTCTCCCACTAAGCCAAGAAGGAGTGGAGCCTGTAAATTTTACAAAAGTCTTGGAATTATCATGATTCCAGCGAAGGGTACGTGCGGAATCCTCAATGACATCATCATAGTCTATATTAAGCGCCTGTGACGCTGTCAGAATTACGTATGTTCGACTGTCCATTATTAAGGTACATCTGAAACGAAACTCGCCCCGTTGACCAGTGTTCCGTTATATGAGTTAGTTGACATATCATAAACAGTGGAACCTGATCCCTCCTCTGTTCCGTCACCCATTCTCCAATATGCAATAAGCTCAGCTATGCTGGTCGCATCTATCGGGCCGTCTCCGGAATTATATAAAGCCGTAATATTACTAGCAGACAATGCAGTATTCCAAATCGCCAATTCATCTATGTTACCATCGAAATCATAGAGATGAAATGATGAAAACTTAGTGGCGCCTATCGTTGAATAGAGTCTGGTTGCGGATTCGCTCCAAGCGGCTGTTAACGCCTTGGTTCCTTTAAGAACATTATTCAAATATAGTTTGTAAGTGCCATAGGTTCCAACATCCGGATCATATACAACCAAAAAATGATGCCATGCATCAACACTTAAACCATGAGGGTCAACGAGCAGGTAATTAGGCCCAACTTGAATCTTCATCCTAGTCCCCGCTGCTCCAGCACCAAACTCAAACGAGAACCTATCTGTAGTTCCCGTATATCGACCAATAATAGTATCTGACGTATCACTAAGTGTGCCAAAGTCGTCTTTCTTTACCCAAGCACTAACAGTAAAACCTGACGTATTTAACCCTAGCGTATCAAACGTGGTGGTCACGTAATCGTCTGCGCCGTCCATGACAATACTTTTAGTATTTGCAAACCCAGACCCAGACGCCCTGTAAAGTGCTGGACTAGATAAACCTAACCCCAAACCAAGCTTCATTATCCCAAATAAGCTATGCAATAAGCATCAGTGCCGGCCACGGTACACTGACTCCATCGACCATAAATAGTTATACCCTTGTCTAGTGCCATTACGGAAATAGCATTAGTTACCCTTGGTGCGCCAGCAGTAACTGCCGTTGCAATGGTGACTGCCGTATGTAATGAGGTTATTGCAGTAATTACGCTTCCAGCAGGAGCATTATAAACACCACCAGCTGTAGCAGTGGCGACTATCGCGCAACCACCACCACCATCCTGAATTGAAGGAGATAACTCGCTCACTTCTTGGCTTTCTTCTTAGCTGGTGCTTTCTTAGGTATCACACTGCACTTAAGTCCACGCTCCAGTGCCAACTCCAGTTCCTTGAAGGTTTTAAAGTTCCCCTGAACGAGAACCTTAACAGGCTTATAGTCTGCTTTGTCTTTGCCGACAGGCAATTCTTGAATTAACGCTTGATATTCTGGCATAATCCAAAGGTCTATGCGAAGACATTCCACTCGTCAAGTGCTTTTTCCTGAAAGTCTTCCCTCTTCTTCTTCGCTCCCCTGAAACCCCACGCCAAGTAGCGAAAGGCATCCGCTCCATGTGAGGACCAGTCGTGCTTGGGGCGATCTGCGTAGGTTTGATTCTTGTCATCCCACTCCTTGCGATAGCTTCGTAAACATTGTAGCCCCCTGTCTGTCGCATCCTTATCAAACCAACACTTAGGTAGTATATTTCGCACCGACTCTATGCCATCCACCACCTCATGCTTCTGTACCACCCTAAAACGAATGCCAAGAGAACGCGCAGTTTCAAGACGCGATTTTCCTGACCCCAGTTCCCGCACTTGAATATCGTGGGGGGCGAAGTGATCTCCGTAGCTGTAGGGCTTGCTACCCAGCATTTTAACATAGTGGCTGAGGCCCTCACCACTACTCTCATAGTAATCTATTACTCGTATCTCCTTGCCAACCAACTGGTAGAACCATACGCAGGTCGAGTCACTTATTCCCAAATCCCATGCAGTGTGGACATCCAGTGTCGACTCCCATGGTACTTTTGTCACCTGACCCTTCTCCTGGATATACATCATCTGATTGGCATAGTACGAGCCAACGATCGGAGCCTCGAAACTACAGTAATATTCCTGCTTGACCATTTCCTCGGGCATACCTGCCTCCCGGTCTTCGTCAATACGTTCAATTGGTACTGCACCAGTAGTATCAACGCCAAGAACCTCGCCATACCAATTAGGCGATTCCTTTGCCATCTCAACAAGCTTCCAACCATGGTTCTTTCCGCGCGGTGTGAATATAAATAAACAAAATCCTTCGTTCTCACTCAGTATCGGTTGGATTAACGTGTAAACCTTCGGGTTCATTATACTGAACTCACTGAATACCACACCAACAGGATTCGCGCCAACCAACCTATCCGGATCGTCCGCCCCAATCACCTGATATATGCTCCCGTTCTTAAAGGTTACGCGCATGTCTGTATTATTACGACTCGCAATTAACTCCTTTGGGAAGTGATCCAGAAACTTTCTGCCGTCCTTGGTCGAGCCATCCCATACAATCTTTCGCCCCTGATTGTAGGTCGGCAATACATGCCAGTATGTACCAATTCGCTCCTGACTCGCACACGCTATCCGGTTTATCGCAAATAAATCCTTTCCCGCTCGGCGGTGCCATACCACACACGCCTTGCGGCCACCCGCTTCCATGTATTTCCAGAGCGGCATCTGGTAGTCCCGCGGTATGAAATTGTAGGGGAGCTCTATTGGTTTACTCATTTATCGTAAAAGGGGTCGATGCTCTTATTTGCCCCCCGATTATGAAAGGGATCAAGTATAGTGCCGCGCCGAGCGGACTTGGTGGGCTGTTTGGGACGAACTGCTTTCTTTACACTAGCTGATTTTATGGGCGATACAGTATGGGAAGAATGGTCTATGTTAAAATGCTCGGTAAAGGGAGCCGCACCCACCAATTCCCTCCTTATAATACGGGCTCTCCTTTCCTGAGCCTTCATTTCACGATAACCCTTCATCCATTGTCCACGCCAGTTAACACCCTCCGGTAATCTCGGTTCGAAGGTCCCATCAGGATTCTTAGACCAGTCTTCCCATAGTGTTTCATCAAGTTCGCCCCTAGAGGCGTGTTCATATGGTTCTCTGATGGTGCCAGCATCGCCCCCGGGAAACTGGAAGCGTTGAGCAGTAGAGCCTTCTTTAGGTCTCCATGTACCTAAAATCCCTTGGCCGAACTCAAACTGGGTTACGTTATATCTCCCTCTGGCTTCCCGCTGTCTTTCAAAGAGCGCGTCTCTTTCCTCTCGGGTTTCTCCCGGGAATAATTTTTCATTAGGGTAGGCGGGTCCTTTGCCATCTCGTTGTGCGTACTTGGAACCATAGCCACTCCCATGGGGCATTCTCGGCACCCTTGAATCCCATAAATCCTTGCGCCATTTCGCATCCATCTCCTCCTGTGCCTCCTTTTGATGGGGGCCTACCAGTAATGCGGGGGGGAGTCCGTATATCTTCCGCCGGTCAGGAACTTCGTATTGACGCCTTTGCATCGGCAGTCCACCCTCCGTATATGACGGAGGATCACTCATCAATAACCCCCTGTCCTTGGGAGTCTTGAAACTTTCGCTCGTCGGACCGGGACCCGAGTAGGGGGTGGGTCCCAGTTCCTCGTATTCATCATCAGGGCTCAGTAGTGTCCTCCGCTTTGGCTTCGGGTTTCTACTAACTAGAGTAGGGCGATTGGGCCTCTTCTTCTGTGGGGTTGCCACCAAGTTCCATCCGGGGTCTTTCATTCTATATCTATGTCCTCTCCAAACTTGCGAACAATCACCTGTATGTTCATGTCCGTGTGTTGTTGTATGTCTATGCTCTTTAGGCTCGGTGCCATGTACTTTAAAAATTCCTTGTGGATTCCTATGCGCTCCTTCACCGGTGTCTCCTCGTCCTGTGCTAAATCTATCAAATCCTTTACGGGATCGTACTTCGCCTGCTCGAAATATACCGCCAACGCTTCGCGCATGTCTGTAGCTTTTACCCTACTCGTCCCTAACATCGTGCTCCTCGCCTTTGTCACGGATTGCGTCAGCCCCGCGCGTAATTTTTTTTGGGCTACTGTTCTGCTCTTTGCTGGCATACTACTTTAAGTCTACGTCCGTTCCCGCTTTTCCTATCCTACTCATCTCTGGACTGAATCCACCACCCGTAGTTAAGTCGTGACTCAAACGCAACATTAATTCTATCCGTGCTATGTCATCCTGTACGCGCCTTAACTCCTTCGCCAGTAACTCTTGGTTGTGCTTCAATTCACCCAGTTCCTTCGTAATTAAACTCTTTAGGAAATTAACGAGGAGAGCCGCCCACATAGATATCCCTACCAGTAATGCGGTGGGGAGTCCGTAGTCCTTTAGCAGATCTTCCATTTTCTATATCTGTATATATAGGGCGAGCCTGTCAACTTTCAAAATTCGATTTCACATTGTACGAGTAGGGATACTAAGAAGGCGCAGGCGGAGTTCCCCCCCCCCTACCCCTTCACTTGGAATCCAAGCCACACACCCGATGGAATCGTGTGTATGGCATGGCTCCCTAAGGTAGGGGTGGGGGTGTTGAACTCCTAATCAGCATAGTTCTATGACATGGGTACATGGTCACCCAAGGGCGCGTGAGTACACGCGTAGAATCCACACACCACCAGTGGCTGAGTGGACTGATGATCTCCATCTCGATCTACGAGAGAACAGCGGTCACGGCTTCCCCCCCTGTTGCCAATACCTGCCTTGCAAATATGGGTCGCGGGTAAAAACGCGAGGGTGTCCTGCAGCATTAGGGTCTAACAGCCCAAATACCCCCCAATTGATCGTGGGGTTTTCTTGTCTCTTTGCCTGCCATGGCCGCTTTATTGGTCGTGGGTCGAGACGTAGTATTCACCCCCAACAAAGAAAGCTAAATACATGGCAGTCAAAAAAACTAAGAAAACCCAATCCACATCAATCGGAGGGGGCTATATAGCCCCTAACGCTGTTCGCCTGAGCGACAAGAGTCCTTGTCGCACGGGAAAGGCCACCCTCACGATACCCGCGACCCACAAGGCAGGAATGGAGCTAAAGCTCCAGTTGGCAACGTGGGAGAAGACCGGAGCTAATGGCAATACTTTTGAAAGTATTGCCATATCTCTGGGATAGAGATAAAGGAGATCATCAGTCCACACGCCACACTTGGTGGTGTGTGGATTCTCTTCGTGAGTACACGAAGAGAACTATGCTGAATGCCCACCTCCCTCCCTGAGGCCTGCTGTAAGGGAAAGGAAAATGAACGATGGATAATGAACAAAGAAGAGGTGGATCAGGGTGCGAGAGCAGTGGTTAGAGGGAAAATACGAGTGAAAAATGGCACAAGGACAAGGTGCTATGGAACATGTACCCAAGGACAATTATCAATGGATTGGTAGGATTATGGGCAAAATCTATTGAAATATGGGACAGCCAATAGGTAGCAATAGGCTCTGGATATATAGGTTTTATGCGGGTTCTATTGGATTATTGGATTATTGGCTTTTAAAATAAAATACGAGTACAAAGAGATGAGCGAAAAAAACAGCCAATAACTTAATAACTTAATAGATATGTGTCTATTAGTAGGATAGAGCCTATTAGATGGGGTATTGGACAAACAAAAAGTCAATAGGGGGCATTGAATTGGTTAGATTGGTTAGATTGGTTGGATTGGTTAGATTGCCCTCGGCTCCTCTGAACGGAGCCGTAGCCCGAGGGCTGGGGTGGAGATAATGAGAAATAAAACAATAAATAGAAAATAAATAAAATGCAAAAGTTAGAAGAACTAATCAAGAAGATCCAAGCGAAGAAGAACGAGAGTCCAGACCTGATTAAGGGTGAATGGAATAAAGATAATAAATATCTTAAGGATAGTAATGGACAGACATGGAAGGTGACAATAGATGATAAAACTATCGAATATAACGAAGATGGTGAAATTACTTACATGCTGGTATTAGCAGATAAAGATGAAAGTAATATAAAAGACGATAAGATGGAAAAGAACATGTTGGACTACTTAGAGGTAGATACATTGACATGGAACTTCCCATATTGGATGCATAAAAGGCCAGAAGAGAGTACTGGTATTATTCAGAAACGTGATACTAGGGGCGGATTGGCATTCGATGGCTTGGTGATGTTGGACTACAAATTATATAAAATTAATCTGTGGGAGAGAAAAGGTACGGAAGCGTTCAATATTGATGGACGTGAAGAGAGAGCAGAGAAGGCTAGACTGCAAGAACTAAGTAAAAACAAGTAAGAAAGAAAATAAAATGATTGATACATTATTCAAAATAGTAGGACTAGTTAGTGAATTAATACAAGGAGTGGCGAAAGCTAGTCCGATGCTATTAATATGTATACCAGTATTCTTGTTAGGTGGAGAATCGACAGGAATAGTAATGATGGTAATGTTGGGATGGATGTTGCTAGGTGGTGACAAGAACAAGCTGAAAGAGCAGTTGAGAGGACTAGAGGGAACTACAGAACTAGAAGTAGTTGAAGAAGAACCAAAAGTGACAATAAAAAAGACAGTAAAAAAGACCAGTAAGTAGAATAGAAGTAGAGGTGGGCTCGGTTTGCTTATTGTATCATATCGGTCAAGGGAGACGCTACGCTACGTCAACTCCCAAGGGAGTTACGACCCTTGACTTCGATATCCTTACGAGGGGAAACCGAGCCCAAGGAGGGTGAGGAGAAACAAACAAATAGAAAGTATAAGAAATGTATAAAATAACATACTATAAAGAAAATTACAGTGGTGGTTACAAGAGGACTGATAAGATGACAGCGGTAGTAGAGGCTGATGATATGAATAAGTGGCTAGCAGATAATAAACATAACAAAATAATAGAGATGTATTATGAAAGAAAAGGGTATGGTAGTTGGACAATGTCGTATGATACTGAATGGGCTTAAGAGAAAAATAGTAAAATGGCTAAATTAACAAAATTAGATTATCAATACATAAAATACATAACTGGTGGATATATTGGTAACTGTTTGGAAAATCCAGAAGGGAATGAGACGGAACTGAAAGAGATTGGAAGTATCAAATATGCTCAAGAGGAGGAGAGAAATGAGACTCCAAAGAGTACAGATGAGAATGGAGATCTGGTTAGGGTAGATGAAAATGGAAAAATACAAATAGTTGGTGAGTATACATATAGTATAGAACCTCCGATGGAATATAAGAGAGATCAAAAATACCTAGAACATAAAAGAAGGTTCTGGGGGCCAAGTGATTGGGAGCTAGAGAAGGATGAGAAGAGAACGTGGTCAGATGCGTGGTGTAGGCTACAAGATAAGATACTGGCTGAATTAGAAAAGGAAGCAAAGGACGAAGATAAAGAAAGACAAACAAACAAAATGCTAGGAACAATATGATCAAGAGACTAAAAACAATGACAGGAATAATAGTAATAGGATTCATATGGATAGCGTTCAAGACATACGAAACAGGTATGTGGAAGGACATAAACATACATATGACAGTGAAAAAGGATAATAGATACGAATCAGTAATAGTAAGGTAATAACATGCACAGAAAAACATTAAAGAGAATCATTAGAATAAGCAATCAACTGAAAGACCTAAGAAAGGAAAACATACATGAATTAAGATTAAGTGTTCAGGATGAATTGGACATAACAATTGAAGATGTTGAGTTAATTATAAAACAAGAGGAACATGATCAATTCTGGTCAGAGTACTATGATAGTCATGAACAGGAGGGCATGGAGAATGCATTCAGTGATCATCCAAGTGAATGGGATGGCGATAAAGCAATAAGGTATACAATATAATGATAACAATAATAACAGTAATATCCCTAAGTGCATACATAGCACTAATGGCAGTAAGTATAAAGAAATCAAGAAACATCAAGAAACGACAAGAAGAAGCAGAAGTGTTGTTTCAAAGACTAGAGAAAGCAGTAAGAAAAATAAAACAGTAAGAAAAATGTATTAAAAAAGGAAATAGTAATATAATAAGGGGTGACCAGCTAAAAAGCTGGTCACCTTTTTTTATGTCTGCCAAAGATAAAAAGAAAAGCATTTAGATTTGGGGACTTTGAGACTAACACCTAAAAAAAATGATTATAAATAAAAAACTAAAAGAAAGTATTATAGAAGGTAGGGAACAGGAAATAAAGAGCTTTAATACCAAAATGGATACAATAAGACATAAAGGGGAAAATATAATAAGGAGCAAAAAGAGATATACAGATCATGAAATGATGAAAGTCATAGAAAAATGTTATAAGGAAATAGAAGATGGTCTGATAGAGAGTGTAGGAAAAATAGATGATGCAATAAGAAATACAATTAATGGAAGGGGGTAAGTCAGAATGAACGAAGGAGATTCTATATACTATTCCACAAGAGCCATTTACCAAAAGGAAGATGACTACTTCGTAATTGGCATCAACTCGGGCGGAAAGTGGGCTCCAATAGGCTTAAGGCTATCAAAGAAGAACCCATTACCCGACTACCCGATATACTGTTCGAATGAACGAGAGGCAAAGGTCATGTGTGAAAAATGGCAGACCTATTTTGATTCACAAAAAGTAAAAAGAAAGAAGAAGAAACGCATAGCGAGAATGAAACCTTCTCGATTTTCTGAGGCTTTTAAACTAACACCTAAAAAAAATGGATAAAGATAAAAACAAAGACAAAAAGGATGAAGTTTCCAAGAAAGTATTGGTTACCATCCCAAATGAACAGTACGCTGTAATCGAAAAACAAGCGACCGAAGAAATGAGGAGCGTAAGTAACATGATTACTTACTACCTGCTCAAAGGACAATCAATCAACCAACAACCAATGGAGGCATAACACAATGTTATCATTCAAGCTAACACACGGCTTATCTCGCGAAATCTCTGACGAGGCAAGCCCCGAAACTACAATCGGCCAGTTATTGGCCAACGATAGCTACAAGGCTATCCTTCGCTTCGGCGAGGCAACAGACGCAGTGGTCAATGGAGTAGTCCAAGACCCTTCAGTAACCCTAGCTGACCTTGGGAACGACATCACGATTTCACTTGAAACGAGAAGTAATTCCAAGGCATAATATCAATAGATATCAGGTTTTATACCTTTCTACTGATATCATATTGATTGGGGATCAAAGGGAGTCACCTTCGGCATGGGGGTGGCTCCCAATTTTTTATAGAGAGAAACAATATAATGAGAGAAGACAGATATTACTTCAGTAAGGGAAAATTATTCAGAGAGTACATAGAATTACATCAAGTTGGAACAGAGAATGAGGTTCT